TTCTCATACTCAGCGATATGGTTACAACTCCCACATTGACCGTATATGATCTTCATAGCTGTCTGCCCTTGGTGCTTACGATCAACGTCGAAACGACAAATACTAAGCTTACTAGCTTGCACATTTCGGAACGTTTCACGATATTAGCCCCCTTATTTAATAAGGATTTTAATGTTTAATTCGAACGCTTCCGGCTTGCAAATGCCTGTATGCTCACCAAATATCTCCATGAACTCCCACGCTTGAAACGTTGTATATCCTTCTTCGTCCGTTTTAACTTCAAAAGACGAAATACCTCTGCCGACCCTAGCCTTAACTCTGTTGTCAAGGTCTTCATGCCGTTTATAAAGAATGCCGATTCCGAGCGGCTTTAGTTTCACTTTGATTGACTGATTAAGGTTAAACTCTATTTCCTGTTTAGCCACGTTTAAACCCCTCCCCAACAAGGATCAAATTTCCGTATTCATCAAACTTCGTGCCTTGTGCCGTTATAGGTTCGGCCGTTCCCATATGATGCAAGTTGTGATGGTTTAAGCACAAAAACTGCAAAACCTCATGATTCAGCGTTATCCAAGGATCGTTTATGTTTTTCGGATTAAGCTCAATTTTATGATGCAGAATGTACCCCGGCTGACCACATTCTTCGTGTTCACACATTCCATTCACTTTTTCGATGTAAGCAGCCCTGCATTGCTTCCACTGTTTGCTGTTATAAAAGCGTTTTGCAAAGGGTTTAGCCATCGACTAACTCAAACCTTATAATTCCGTCGTCTGTGTAGCCGAAAAACTCGTCGTAATCAATAGCTAATATATCGCCATCATCTTCGAACACGTAAATAACCAACCGTTCGCCGTTAGTGTGCATTGCTGTCATGAGGAATGTTGCAAACTTGCCCTCGTAATGCCTGTATCTCAGCATAGCATTCACCACATTTCACATTATTTTTTAACCAGCTTAACGTATGCGAAACGCCAACATGAGGATATACGATTTCTCTTCGCTGTCCCTCATGTCCGCATTTATACACCACGTCCAGCGTCTGCACTTCCGGACGGCTCGTTGTGGGTTTCTTCTCTTTCGGTGCTGCTTTCTTACGAGCCACCAAAACACCTCATTCGGACAATAAAAAAAGCCGTACCGTTTTAGGCCGACTTTGATAAATGATATAAGTTAGAGCAGTTCAAAGGCATGACGCTCGCTATGCTTGTCATTAACTGCATGGTACGCCGTAGTACGGCGATTAGGTTTAAAGAAGAGCACCTTTGTAACTTTGGTGTATAGAAGAGAACAAGACGATTTTAACAAGATCAATAAAACTCGTCCAATGCTGAAATTAGATTGATTGTATGTTAACCTATGCTGAAAATGAAATGATTCGCAAAGGGTGTTACTAGGACTAAAGGTGCTACACCTCCATTATTGTCCTTAGTACGGTTGCCAACCGCCAGTGCGAATCGTAGCTATAGGTGAAAGATCAGAGCGCCGCTCAACGCTGGATGAGCGAACATTTTGTATTGGACAACATACAGCCGCATTCAATAGTCATCAACTACATATCGACGGGCTTTCTGTTGTATTTAGGATTTCTTAGCGAAGATGCACCGCGTTCCTTTTGCCGAGTCCAAGCGGCTTGCGAGTGACGTATTCATACGCCAGCGGTGTTCGTTTCTCAATTTCCTATACTCTTATATTACCATGTATAAAACAAAAATCACGATCTTTTAGCTGTCTTTTTCCCATTTAAAACCTTTTCTATAACTTTCATAATAATAATAAATAATAAATAATCGTATATAAATGAAAAACACCCCTGTATTAGCGGGTGTTTAATGAATTATTGCGTTTCTTTTAATACTTCTATCTTCATAATAAGAGCAAGCTTATAAAATGCGCGCCATTTCAGTTTATAATATAGCTTTTCGCTACATTGTAGATGCTCCATCATGACGTCAATGTCTTTAACATCATCTTCCTGCATGTACCGTTCGATCATTAATGTGCGTCCACGCTTGTCCAGACGGCCCACGGCGCGATCCACTCGCTCAACGTATGCTTTTCTTTGCTCATGCAACGAAACGTTATGCAGGGCAATTGACGCGGTTTGGTCGCTCGTTACGCCTGTATTGCTTCTCGGCATGTCGCTGTATGATGCCGTTGTTGTTGCTTCCCGTTCATCTGCTGTTAAGTATTTGCATATGCGATACTTGTCCATAGCATCAACTACCGCTTGCCGCGTCTTCTTTTCGTCCAATGCGGGCAATTCAAAGTCCATGTGCAGCTGCACTTTTAGCCCTCCTTCTATCAATCTACTATACTAAATATTACCACGCACGAAAGATACCAGCAAAGGAAATTAATAAGCAGGATGAACCACCATACCATGATGAAAGACCAATTCCAACCGCTTATCCACTTTTTCAAAGCTTAGCCGCCTCCGCTATTCGTTTGTTCGCTATTTCAACATATTCAAGCTCTGTTTCAAAGCCTATAAAGTTACGGTTTGTATTCATTGCAGCTATTGCCGTTGTGCCGCTACCCATGCAGTTGTCAAGCACCGTTTCGCCCTCGTCAGTATAAGTTCTAATGAGATATTCAAACAAATCAACAGGTTTTTGAGTTCCGTGTAGCATAAAATCCTTTTTCTTCGATTTTGAGAAGGTTATAAGATTAATCGGATATCGTTTATCCAACACTTCCCCCTCGAAATAATCCTGTGTTGCCCCGTATACTGTTTGTGTATTCCTGTTTTTGCTTTTCCTAGGGTTGTCCCGTTCTCTCATCTGCGGATTGTATGACGGTTGATTTTTGTAGAACACGCAAATTTCCTCCACTGATTTCATAGGCTGTTTCTTTGCGTTCAAATGTCCGACACCGCGAACTTTGTCCCAATACCACGTGTATCTAAATATCTTCATGTTGCTACTAATCAACGAAGTTGTAAATGGTTGGGAAGCCGTCAGAACAATAGCGCCGTTAGGTTTAATAATTCGTTCATACTGCGCCCATAATGGCTCAAACGGGATAACTATGTCCCATTTGCATTGCGTTGTTCCGTATGGCAAGTCACACAAGATCATATCTATACTTTTATCTGGTATCAGCTTCATGCCTTCCAAACAGTCCATGTGATAGATTCTATTAACTTCCAAACCCGCCGACATTAATCAAGTTCCTCAAATTCCGCTTCCGCTTGATTCGGGTCGCCTTCTTCTTCCTCGTATTCATCGTCAATCGAACCTTGCTTGAACTCTTCCATACTCATTTGAGCTGCGGCAATGGTCAGGACAACGTTAGAGCCAGCCTTTTTGTAGAACTCGAACGTTTGAGCCGCCGAACTATCACCCTTAACAATGAAGTCGAGCGTCGTTTTCTTGCCGTCTTTAGCCGACTTTTCAAAAGCCGCTTTCAATTCCACACCGGGAACTTCTTCAAGGCTTAGAATGACAACCTCACGCGTTAGAATGGATAGTTCCGGGCGTTTCTCGTCTTCGCCGTTAACATGGAATTGAACCGATTCTTTTTTACTGTCTTTTGTCTGCTTGTTAAATTGCGCTTTAATTGTGATTTTCATTGTTTATCATCCTTTTCATTTTGATTTCTTCTCGCAAAATTCCCAACACTCACCGAAGCTCTACCCGTCGGAATGAACAAATCTGTCCGCGCCCGTTCTTCATCCGTCATTTGGCGCGTTGTAACTTCACCGTTTGCCTTTTCCTTGAATCCGAATGTCGTAGGAGTGACAACCGTATGACGGCGCGGACTATGGTCTTTCATTTTCTTTTGCGTGTTTAGCCAGTGTAGCGAGCTTTTCAAGCATCATGCCTACGTCACTTTGAGCGAGTAATTCCAACTCCACAAAATATTGCTTTAGGTTTTGATTTTCCCGCCGCAGCTTCTTTATTTCGTTTTCTCTAACGCGCATTTCGGTTGTCGTGCTGCTCAGCTTTTCATAAAGACTTGTCATGTAGTGCATTTGATCGACATTCTCTTGAACGGCATGGTTCAAAAGTTGTTCGTTTGTCCAATCGTCAGGGTTTAACGGCGTTCCATACTTCTCCATACCCTTTTCAATCTGCTCTCGCTGGACGTTCGCCCACAATTCCTTAGCTCTGTCGTAAATAAGGCTCATACCCTTTTCACCCTCCTTCATCGTGTAGACCGCACTAGATAATTTTCGTACATAGCCGGGATATTTTTGACTATCGCGCCTACTCTTTGATAGCTAATGCCCATTTCTAAACCTATTTGTCGGTATGTCTTTTCGCCTAACAATGATTCGACAATGAACCTATAACGCGGCTTGAGTATCTTTAAAAATTCCTCGACTTCAAGGTTGCTATAGTCGTGTTCCGTTCCGTGAAGATTATAAAACCCCTCTTCATGGTCTTCCGAACCCGCCCAATCTGCCGAAATGCTACACAATCCGAGGTAGTAAATGGCTTTCTTAACGCGGGTGATAGGCACGTTATACAACTTCGCTAATTCTTCGGGATCGTCGTCAAGTTGTCCACGCTTTTTCATAACCTTTGCCAAATCGACAACGTGAACTGGAACGCGTACATGGTTTCTATGGCTGTATTCCCGCATCATGTAGCCCTTGATGGTTCGATAAGCGTATGTCGAAAACTCAAAGCCCCGCGTTTCATCAAAGTGTTTAGCCGCGTGCATCAGCCCCATGCTTCCGACCTGTACAAGATCATCAAAGTCAATCAACGTGTGCTTGCTTCCTCTTGTCATTCGATTGGCTAGGCTTTTCACAAGTCCCATATTATCCAGAACCATTTGTTCTTTCTCAGCCGGGAACGTCATCTCTTGAACAACTCCTTTCCTTGCATAGTAGGTTTCCCGCTGCGTTTCTTGCCCCGGCGCATTAGTTCGTAACTCGCCGCCACTTGATCCACAAAAGAAGCTTCCGGGGTTTGATACGCGATTACTTCTAGTTGCTTGTTGGTTGCTTTGTTCCAGTTCATAACCTTTGTACTCCTTCTCGCTCTCTATATGCCCGTTTAAGGCATTCTTATTTTTACCCTACCCAATACACCAAACTTAGAACAAAACGGCTGTATCGGGTTCCCTAGCGTTTGAGCGCTGCTTTCTAACTGTCGGTTTACCCGCCGCTTTAGCTTCGGCTCGTTCTTTCTTCTTTTTCTTAGCTTCTGCCTTGTCCGCTTTCTTGTCTGCGGCGGGCTTTAGAATGGTTTCGACAACCTCGATTTGATAGCCTTTGTAATTCATTGCCCGTTCGTAAGGGTCAACGGTTAGCGCATAGGCGATCTGTGCAAGGACATAACCATCAATCACGTTATCGCTCGAATGTGTGTATCCCCAATGTTCATACACGCCAGCGGCAACAACCGCTTTAGGTTTCATTTCCTTCCCGTTAGCGTCCTTCCGTTTTACCGAAGCTCCACAAAACCTTTTGAGCGACATAGGCGCAACCTCGTAATACTTGATGCCCCGGCGACAAAGTGCCATACGAACGCCCCAACCTATACCGCCGTTTTGAACGGCCTGTTGTGATGCGAATCCAAAGCCCTCGATGCAAATCACGTCTTCGGGCCGGATATGATCCATAATCTCGTCAATCAGCGTAACCATTCGAAGCGGGTCAACATCTCCAACCCCAGTTAGCTCCTTCTGCCGAAGCGCGTTGCCTTGATCGTCTAAAGCGACGAACCCCGTTTTAGTTGATAAATCTAGTCCGACATAGCGCCTTACGCTCATTCCTGCTCACCCCTTTGTAAGTTCCCTCGTCTCGAACGTGTGAGGGTAACAAAAAAACCTCGGCTATGATCTTGTGTCCTTCTTGGTGTATTTCCCACGGCACGTCTTGAAAGAATGGATCGAACTTTTCTTTCTTGGCTGCGGGCTTTTTCATCGCTACACTCTCCGATTAGAAAGAACATCGATAATTTGTTTGCTGACATCAGTCAAGCAGTCTTTGCACATGAAAATCCAATGTTCCTGTTCAAGAGCTTCGATGCAAAACTCTATCTTTTCCCCGCACTCACATTTCGAAGTGGTAGGAAGTGCATACATATCAACAACTTCTATTTTCCCCATTGTTACCCCGGCCTTTTTCATAACAACCCCAACTCCTTATACATAGATTCCATATGAGGAAACGCCGCCGCGTACTGTTCAGCCTTGTAAACGTCCACCGCTTCACATGTAAGCTCGTAAATCCGCATTTGCTTGTCCCTTTCTTCACCGCGTAAAGATGGATCTTCTTCAAGCGCCGTTGCTATATCCACAAGCCCTTTCAGCGCCTTTTCATACTGTTCATCGTTTTTTATACGCTTTTTGCTTGTCACGCGGCTCCACCTCTTTTTTCTCTAGCTCCTTGTAACGTTGTAGCCAGCCTTGGAAGAGATAGCGAAATTTATTAGTGCCGATGTTCCGACCTTTGGCGAAAACGGATTGTATGACCTTGCCGCCTTGCTCCGTATCGTCGGGATTATGCCATAGAAATTCCACTACGTCGGCGTCCTGCTCGATGCTACCGGATTCCTTCAAGTGTGAAAGCTTCGGTTCTTCCGAGTTTTCAGATTCCCGCGTCATTTGAGACAAGAGCAGGAAACAACAATCCAGTTTGCGGGCTATTTGTTTAGCCGTCCCGGTAACGCGTCCTATAGCTTGGTCACGTCGTTCTGTTTTCTTTTGTGGAATGTTCATTATTTGGAGATAGTCAACAACGATCATTGCGATTTTTCCGTATTTTTTTCGGAAACGTCTTGCAATGGCTCTTACCTCTTCGATTGTTACGCCGCCTTTGTCTTGTATGTATATCGGTAGTTGTTTCAGCTCGGCATAAGCTTCTTTGATTCGAAACATTTCGTTATCCGAAAATCCTTCGTCACCGCCCTTGTTAATGATACGGTTGTAACTGATACCGGAAATGTTGGATATCATCCTGTCTTTCAATTCGTTCTCTCCCATCTCTTGAGAGAAAACTAGGACGATCCCCGCGTCTTTCTTGTCTTCTGATTCCCGCCGCTGTCTCGCTACACCTATAGCCAGTTGTAACGCCTTGGCTGTCTTTCCTACGCTTGGGCGGCCTGCCATGATATAAAGCCAACCGCGCCATATCTGCGCCCATTTATCGAATTGATCGAATCCGCTCAACATCTTGCCCGCTTTGCTGTTTAGATGCGTCATGTAATCATCTTCGGTTTCTTCGAAATTCCGCATCTCTGCGACTTCTTTAGGTCGAAGCTCGTCAACCATTTCTTCAACCGTTGCAAAATACTCTTCATCGCTTTCGAAGTCTTCACGGGAAAGGCCAGCAATTTCCCGGCCCTTTTCTGCTACTCGTCTTCCCAATGCTTTCGAACGAATGATACTTGCGTAATATTCGGCATTAGCGGCTGATGGACAACTTTCTACCAATTGGACAATGTAGCTTACTCTGCCAACCTCGTCCATTAGTTTTCGATTGTCAAAATGTGCAACGACTTTGGTATAAAAAGGGTCTGAAACGGATACTCTATCAACAACGATGTTTTTCGTATGAAGGTATCGCATCGTTCCGTATATGAGCTGATGCCGTTCCTCCACGAAATCACGCTGCTCAAGAAATGTTAAATCATCTAAAACCTCCGGCTTAAGCAGAATAGCTCCTAGTAAAGCTTGTTCCGCTTGTAAATCTTGTTGAGAGTCATCGTCGTTCAATTGGTGTCACTTCCTCCAATAATCATCTCTATCTCGTAAAACGGATGAAAGAATTTGCCGCCTTTCGCTTTTTCCCTTTCCTCTATCGCTATCCTTTTAATTTGAGCGGTCTTTGATTTCAGCTTACTCAACTCGTATTCAGCTTTCTCAATTTCTTTAAGCAGGTATAGGACGTATTCCCTTGCCGCTTTTGTGTAGTCCATGTAAACTCAACTCCTTTTCAAAAAACAAATAAGTCAGGGTCGTTGCCATCATTCACCCATTGTTGCATCGCTATATCCCTGTCCCGCGCTTCGATAACTTTGTCTCTTTGCTTCGGAGCTTGAACGCCCATCACTTCCTTGACAACCCAAGTCAAAATAGCTCTGTAATCGTTGGCGTACTTTTTTCCCTTGCTGCCTTTGTAGTTGTCGAGGACTTCAATCATGCGCTTTGCATTTTCTTCTCCGTACTTGTCTTCCAGTTTTTTTAATTCATCCTCTGTCATAAAAACGAATTCGGCGTACTCTTTCTTCTTTATTTCTTTAGCTCTTTCTTTCTTTACATTCTTGTTTGTGTTCAGTTGTTGTTCATCTGTTGTCCAGTTGTTGTTCAGTTGTTGTTCAACCTGCTGTTCACTAGATTGGTATTCATGCCACGAAAGTATTGATATTAAGCGGTTTTTGTTGCCATTCTGTTGTTCAATCTGTTGTTCGATTTCGAACGTTTTTAAGATGCGTTGCACCTTGCTTTCCGAAATGTTAAATTTCTCGGAAATGACTTTCCGGCCCGTTATGAGCTGCCCCGGTTGAAGCATTATTTTCTCGCCGCCAAACACTTTCGACTGCTCTTTGTGGGTCGCATTCAGAAGCAAGTAAACCCAAACCGCTATATGGTCACTGTCCTTGCACACAATCGGATTATCTAATATTTTTCTGTGCAGTTTTACCCAACCTTCCATAAGTCACACCTTCCGTCCCCTTAACCTCCTTGCCTGTTGCTATGGAAGTCGTTACCCGTTCTGATTTTTCATCCACTCCTTGACCTCTTCAAGATCAAAGCGAAGCGTGTTCCCAACTTTATAATGCGGCATACCCTTCTTCAACCAATCCCGAAGCGTTCTTACGTGAACCCTTAACACTTCTGCAAGTTCTGTTATCTTCAACACTGTTTACCACCTCCTTGTCTACTAATCTACCACGTATCTCATAGTTTCGCAAGTATTTTTTGGTATATTTTTCTCGTCACTTGGATATAATACTAAGTCAAAGAAAAAAGCCCCCGCTATGGAGGGCTTAAAGTTAGTTTTCGGCGTTGAACTTGGTTACAAAGTCGGTCATGCGATCAAAGAAAAAGGGGAGCTGGTCGGCTTTCGGGTCTAGTATTGCCGAGTTAACCCATTCGCTGTATGTTTTCTCGATACCCTCCCGCAACCGACCCTCCTTGGTCTGCTCGACTGTGTAGCCGTTTATTAGAGCTACCGCCAGCGTTAAGGCTTGAGTATCAAACGAAGCAAATGTATTGAGAACTTCCATTGAGTTACTTTCCCAATCCCCGCGAATTGACTTGACCAAAATGGCTCCATCTTCCCATGAAAGAAAATTTCTGCCGCGTTCGATTGCGTCCGCAACTTCCTTCGGCAACACAACCTTTTTAGGCACTTGCTTTTCTAGTTCCAGCCAAGCGGCGCGCAACGTCTCGCATTCTTCAAACATGCGTTGTTCGTCTTTCGTTTTTTCATCAACAAGAGCGCGTAAACGTTCGATTTCGGCGCGGCATTCCGTCACTTCTCTCTTAAGTTTCTTGCATTCTGGGTACCAATTCTGACGTGCGGCTTCCCGCAGCTTCAACACTTCATCCTGCATAGTGGATATTTCTTTGAACATAGTTTCTTTGTCCTGCTCAGCTTTTAAATGTTCCTCTTGCGCTTGACGCAAATACTTGTCTAGTCTCGTCTTTTCTGTATTAAGCTGCGCGACGTTCTCCGTCAAGCGATCCGCCGCGGCGACGGCGCGTTCTTCGTCCTCTTTGGCAACTTTAAGCTCAAGCTCGATTGCGTCGATGTGTTCGAATAGGGTGATTCCTCGCGAACCCAACCAGTACGTAGGCGGGTTTTTGCGAATATGCTCAAGTAAATCTTTTGATAAACGTCCCATTTAAACCACCTCAATTTCATAATGTTGTCCTGCAATAAACCCTTTAGCTTTCAATGCCCGTTTAACCGTCGCAAGCGCCAATGCTGGCATGTTGTTGTTGCTTGACATGTGCGTTAAGTAAATCTGTTCGCCCTTACCCCGGATCAGTTTGGCAAGCGCTGCGGCGGCGGCATCGTTTGAGAGATGCCCAACGTCACACAATACACGATGTTTCAATGCGTCGTGATATGGGCCGTTCATAACCATGTCCTCGTCGTGATTACATTCGAAAACGTAAACGTCACTATCGTACATAGCCATAATCATATCAGTGGTAACTTTCCCGGTATCCATCAAAACAGAAACCTTGCACTCCTTGTTGCTAATCGTGTAGCCAAGTGGCTCTGCTGCGTCATGATGTGCGGCAAAAGCTTCTACTGTCATGTATGAAGGTCGTAAAGCGTCAATAACCCGCCCGGAACCCGCCCGGATAAGCTTTGCCCACTCCATACGTTCAAGAGCCTTTAAAGTGCCCTCAGAGCCGTATACAGGGATCTTGTATTTATCTGCGAATGCCAGCCCCTTTACATGATCCCCATGCTCATGCGTGACAAACACACCGTCTATCTTCGTCGGATCAATGCCATTCTCAATAAGGATTTTCTCCGCTTTAGTCTTTGCAAGACCGATGTCTATGAGAACGGCAGTTTCGCCGTTCCCTACATAGACCATGTTGGCGTCAGAGCCGGACGCTAGAACCTTAACGTCCATAGGCTTCAATGTCCGGTGTTTTTGATTTACGTCCTACCATTTGGGCAAAGAATCCAACTTCCCCATCAAGAGCGAATATCCTAACACAATCCCGATCCAACCCGTACCGTAGCGCTATAAGGTCGCCGTCTTCGTTGATGTGCGTTTCCCGACGTACATCTTCATGGAAGACCTCTGTTGCTTCCTCCAAAAACCTCAAATGAAATTGCGTGATTTGCATTAAAACCCCTCCTATTCAAGCTCTCCCAATCCGTCGTTCTGTTCCTCGATAGCCATTTCCATGATTTTCAACAGAGCTTTCAATTCCGTTAGCGTCGGCTTGTCCGCTTTGACTTTGCAGTTCTCAGCCATGTACGCGGTTTTTGCCGCTTTCCCGGTTATGCCTAACTTCTTGAATGCGTCGTTAATTTGACCGCGAACTATTTCCTCTTCCGTTAGAATTACTTCCGGTTCCTGTGGCGCTTCCGGCGCTTGCGTCTCTACCACTTCCGGCGTTATGTCTTTGCGTTCGTATGGGTTAACAGTGTCAAGCGGTTGCGCCTGTGGGATATCATCGTCACCAAATTCAAGACCGTATTGTTTTTTCAATGACCGTGTTTCTACGTGCTTGCCGAACATGTCATGCGTCCATTTGTTCCAGTTGTCTTTATTCTGTCCGGTGAACTGGTGTTCAATCTCCGCACGATCCATAACGACGGTAACAGGCCGGAAGCCGTTACGGTATGCAATGGAATAAGCGCCGATAATCTTACCGCGTGGGAAGCCCATTTCATGCGTTATAACTTCAAGCTCTTTCGTTTCCTTGTTGCGAATAACTTTGAACTCGTCATTCTCGCAAACCATTTGCGTATCTGGCGGTTGGAAGCCTTCCTTCTCCCGCGCTTTCGCTAAGTACGCTTCGGCTGCGAACTGGATGCGGGCCTGTTGTCCGTACTTGATAAAAAAGATTTCGTTTTTAAATGGGTCAAGCTTGTAAGCTGCGGCTTTGTGAGCGAATAAAAGGAACTCAGCGTCCGTTGCTGTCGGGCAAAGTGATGTGCGAATTACGTCCAGCACTTCCACTGGAAAAGCCGCTTGAATCTCAGGCGTTAATGTTACGAGTTGTTTTGTCATTAAATTTCATCCTCCGTTAGATCGTTTTTGTATTCGAGAAGCTCGCCGCAATAGCAAGTCTTGAAGCGGTTATACTCTTCTTCCGTTGCGACGTGGTTAAACTTCATAGTCGAACCGCAACCGCAAGCCCATAACGTCCATTGTTCCGGTTTATTCATCCTCTAAATCCCCCTCGGTATCCAATTTAGCGAACGGGTAAACAACCCACATATTCTCGGTGCTTTTGCACTTCTTGCATTCCGCTTTCTCGCCAATGTCGTAAAGGTCAACATGCTTGCAATCGCCGCACTCGCCTTTAATTATTTTCATGCTTCCACCTCCGTAATAGTTAAAGGTTGATCTGCAACGCGGCACTCAATAAGCTGTCCGGCTGGCGCTTTGTACTTCAATATGCTTTCGGCGTTATCCAAGAACATAGGCGCTGTGATTCCGCTTTGCTTAACAAGCACATCTACAAGCTCCAAGCCCGCTTTTACGCTCTCCGCTTTCGATAGCTTTCTAAATGGCTTGCCGTCTTGGTAAACCTCGAAATACGGCTTTTCCGTTCCGTCTGCGTTGTATTGCTTTAGCTCAAGCGTCAGCGTCGGGAATAGTCCGGCGATCTTCTCAGACATTAGTGCGGCTTCCACGGCCTTGAACGCTTTGATTGCTTCCAGGATTAAAACAGATTCGTTGTGACTGTCGCGGGCTTCTTGCTCTTTGGCTTCTGCGGTAGCAAGCTTTTCGGCAAGTCCGGCGCGATCCAATAGCTTGTTATATTTGTTTTCAAGGTCGCGGCGGTTGTTGTGAAGGACTTCAACTTCCAACATGTCATAATGAATAACTTTAACCTCGGATATTTTCGCATTTAATTCTTTGTACTCAGCGACCAATTCGCTATAAGCGTCTTTCATGGCGGCTAGTTTAGTGTCAATGTGTTCTTGCGTTTTCGCCTTCGCTTCATCGTTTAGCGGTTGCTGGCATTTGTCGCAAGTGTCCTCGATTGATTGCCCCTTAACGCGGCTGTATGCTTCTTTGATGTTGTCAGCCTTGATCTTTACGGCCTTCAATTGCTCATTGAGTCGGTTAAAAGCTTGTTGACTTGAAATAGCTTCAATCTTCTTTCCCTCGGCCTTTTGAAGCTGTGTTTCAATCATGGAAAGTTCAGCTTTAAAGTTCTCCACCGCGTCCGGGTCACTTTTCGGCGCTTGGTTGTAATCATCCCGAATCGCCTTGACTTGTCCAGCCAAGAAAAGAACGTCTTTGTCTTTGCGGTTCTTGTTGTCCTTGTGTTGCGCTTCAAGGTCAGCGAGTGACTTTTTCTTGAGCAACGGTTCTAGCTTGTCTACATGCAGTTTTTCGAGTCCTGAAAACACCTCCTTATTAGTTGGTTGCGGCACGTATTGCAGGAGTTGCGATCTTTGTTCCTCCCACTTTTGTGTAAAGAAGTAAAGCGGATTGAAGAGAGACAAGAACAATGTTTTATCGAACAAGGATTCGACCACTTCTTTGAATGCCGTTGCTTTCTTCGGCGTGTCATTGATGAAATAAAGGATATTCCCGTTTTCAATCATGCGGCTGATTCGAATTTCCTTGCCGTCAACCGTCATAAGTACATGTGCTTCTACGCGGTCATAGGCGTAGTTTGTAGGCTCCGGGCTCAATGCCTTGATAAGTGTATTGCCGAGCGTATCGACGCCGTAAAGACACCACGTCACGCTTTCACCGATTGAAGATTTGCCAGCGCCGTTCGTTCCCAAGATGCGATTAATTGGGCCGAACGTTAAAGTTAAATCTTTGTGGCTTTTGAAGTTCCGCAAAACCAATTCATTAAAAACTATGTTCATTATCCATTCATCCCCAAACTGAATAGTATTTTCGAATCAACTTCCCGCATAACGTCGGTGGGAAGTGTGCAAACGAATTTTTTAACTTTCTTTTTATCAATCGTGCGGATTTGCTCAAGCAGAACGGTGGAGTCCTTATACAAGCCGAGTTGCGCTTTTATGTTGACGTGTGTAGGCATGTAGCGCTTTTTGGCGTCCGTTAAAGCTGCAACGATCACTGTAGGAGAAAAGTAATTTCCTACGTCATTTTGGATAATAAGTACGGGTCTAGCTCCGGCTTGTTCACAACCACTTGCTCCGCCTAGTTCAGCAATCCACACTTGTCCACGTTTCACGCGTTGCTCCCCCTTATTCTTCGAAAGCAGGAACACCATCAATTATCTTGTATTTCTTGGCTGTGTCAGGTGCAAATGCTTCTTTACGACTACGATCAATGATTGATACCAATTGCTTCAATTCAGATTCGCATGATTCAAGCTGCTTGATCCGTTCTAAAAATAGTTCCTTTTCTTCTTCGGCGGCATAAAGGCGCGCTCTTAAATCCTCGTTTTGCTTTTCCAACCACGCTATATGGTCCGATATACTTTGCAGTTGCGGGTGAAGCTCACCGACAGGCTCAATGTTTTTGATGTATTCAACCTTTACGGGCTTCGGATTCACTCCCTTTTCCTTCAATCGAAGGTCAGGCGCGTCTTCTCCCTTAATGTCGAAATAGCGGCGGCGTACAGCTTCGTAAGTCCTGTCATAACAATCGGCATAATATCCGAAAGCGTCTTTTATTAAATTGCCGTCACCCAGAAAAACATTGACTACGTCCATCAATTCCGCGTCGTTTTCCGGCGTCCATCTTCTTTTAGCTGTCATTCCGTTTCTTCCTCCCATAATTCTTTAATGTGCTGGAATGCGTCCAGCAATTCCCGCTCCTTCCGGCTCCTTAACGGCGTTCCTTCCTTGTATAATTCCGTTATGCTGCATTTAAGTATTTGACACAACTTCGGAAGGTGTTCCGCTTTGAAACTGGCGTTACCCAATTCGTATGGGCCGTAACTGCTACGCCCGCCGAACCCTAAATAATCGGACATTTCTTCTTGGCTAACTTTCAATTCCTGCCTTCGTTGCTTAATGAATTTTAAATTCACCGTTCCCACTTATTCACCTCGTTTCTATCAATTTCTTTCTGCTACCAAAATATACTATAAGCAAATGATAGAGTCAACACTTTTTTCTAGATTTTTTGGACAAAACAGTTCCGCACAGGCATATTTGTCTTAAATACCGCGTATAATGAGGGTTTGCGGACAACAAAAAGCCCCTACTGGTATGGGGCCAGTAAGGGCTAAATGTGTTATTTTTCTGTCTCCTATAGTGTACACTCGATTATTGTTTTTTGTACAGGCTCAATATTTGATCTACGTCACCCTGTAGGATACGGTATGGGAATCCGTCCGTTTTGTAATTGCCTTTGCCTACGATCCAGACAAAGGGGAATAGCTTCTTTTCACCTTGCCATGGTTCCCGCTGCCATACGCCGGAATTGTAATAGGCTTCGTACCGCTTTAGCTTTGCTTGCATAACTGTATGGCTGAATGTGCTGTTCTGAATCTCGACATAGAAGGCCGTACGCTTCCATGCCATGAATACGTCAGGCTCTGGAAAACCCTTACCGCCTAGCTTCGGCTCAACGTCAAACCGCGTCGGGGCTTCATGCTTCCGCAGCTCCCGGTAAAATTCCGCAATGGCTAGAAAATGACCGATCTTCTGCGAATCCTTTTTAATGCTCTTGTCAGGGAAGTATAGATATTTGCGCCGCTCCTTTGACACTACTATGATTCCTTCCCGCCGAAGCCGTAGCAAAACCTTATTCGTTTCGTTTATGGCGTTCTTGACGTTTGGGAAATGTAAGTCCGCTATGTCATCCCTCGTCAAACACCGAAACCGTTCTAGGTCGCTTATAATGGCCTTGTCGCGCGCGTTCAAAATGAAAGCCCCCCTAATTCCATATTATCGCCTTCCTCGTCTGTATCGTCATCCGGCGGCGTCTGCGGGCCGTCCGGCGTCGGTTTGAATGGTTCCAACAATGCGCGGGCCGCTTCGAGACCTAGAAAAGGCGCTTGAACGTACTTTATTCCGTCTAACTTGTGAATCATTAACCCTTTTTGGCTCTGCTTGATGTGAGCAGCTTCCCCGCTACCGATCGTGATGCGGCTGTTTATTTCGTCCGCGTGTCTGAATGCGATCCTCACTGTTAGATTGTTTTTTAGTTTGCCGTCCAGTACGTCAGCGTCAGGCCGTTGCATCGACAGAATGATGTATACGCCGAGCGCCCGCCCGATTGCGCTTATCTCTTCCACGATATCCATGCAAGGGTCTTTCTTGAGCAGTGAAACCTCGTCGATTGCAATCACGATATACTTAGGCCGCTTTCCATCCGGCAGATCGTCAATATGAGCAACACCCTCTTTGTTGAGCAGGTCGCCACGCTTCCGCATTGCCTTTTTAACGCGTCCTAGTATTTGTCCTAGACTTAATGCGTCATAAACAACTTCGTCAGCCACAGGCTTAAATAAGTGGAACTCAGAACGCTTTAAGTCGGCGCAATACAATTCGATGCGATCTTTTGCAAACAGAACCAATGTTGTCAGGATAGCCCGCAACAGAACCGACTTGCCGCTGCCAGTTTCCCCGGCTTCTAACAGGTGAGGGTGTTCGGTCATGTCATACGCTACATGCCCGCCGCGCCCCTTGCCGACGTAAATAGGTAGCCGCATTCCTTCAATGGCTTTGGCTACTTCGTTACGATCGTAATCAAACATTGCAATCCCATCCCGGTATACATTAAGTGCAAATGTTTTAACGCCGCCGTCAAGCTCGATATTCTCACCAAACACCTGTCTGAATAGCCAATCATGGTCGTAAACTTCTTTCGGATTCATCCCGGTAGGAACCGTGAACACGATCTGTTTGCTATCCAATTTAACCGATAGCCGCTGTACTTTAGGGTATAAGATAACCTCCTTGCCCGCTCCGCGCTTCACCTTTAGGCCGAGTTTCCCAGCCCTAAATGCCTTTGCAATATCCCGGCGCATTTGCGTTTCCGGCATGGTCGCGTATGCCGTCCAAGCTACGTAAGAGCTCGCCAGCATCCCGGCAATTTTAGCGGTAACTAGTGCAGTAGAACCGATTAACATTTTGCGTTCATCTCCTTCGGGTCAGGCCGTACATAGTGCAGTTATGGACGAAATATATACCGCATTATCATAACCACACTAATACAAGCATAATCATTTGGTATCACTCTTTTTTTTGAAAATGTTTAGACAACAAGGGATTAGGAGAGGTGAGCGAGGGAGAGAAGAGAACGAGCGAAGGGCAACGCCAAGTGTGCCCCAAACAGCCAACAAATATACATACCTCCAAAAAAAGATATTCCCACCAATGCCAACCCCGCCGCGTTAGATGAATGCTGCTTCACCCAATCACCCCCAATACATGAACCATATAACTAAAAGCGTCCCGCAGGAGATCCACAACAATATAAGCACACGCCACATGAGATAACAATTTAACGAAAACCACTTTACCACCTTGCCCACGCTCCTCTAATGCTTTGCCTGTTAAGTCTGCCGCAATGGCAATTCCTAAGATTTTCATTGCTGGTACGATAACTTCCATACGATCAGCTCCCTGTATATTAGTGTAAACCGTGTACCGCCGTACATAATGCAGTATATGCGTAGGCGCTTGCCCATGTTTCCA